CGAGAATCAAACGAAGACTAACCCCGCGGCCTAATCCAACCGCAGGGCGAACGCTGGCGGCCTCCCCACCACCGTCCCACCCCTGGGGCCGCCAGCTAAACTTTTAGGACATTACAGGAGACACGAAATGCCGAGACAGGATCCGGATGAAATGCTCGTGGTCGTTTTCAAGACGATCGCGATGGAGAACGAACAAAAGACATTGGAACAGGGTCGTGCGATCTTCGACGATGTCCCGATCTGCGAAGTCCGCAGCCCTGGCAGCAAGGAGGTCAAGCACTTCCCCGCCACGGCGATGTCCACCGGATGGCTGCAGGACGAGAACGGCAAGCAGTACCAGATCTCCTACGCCGAGCGCTTTCGCCACCAATTCCAGCAATTCAAGCGCGACGAGACGCAAACCAAATCAGGCACGCCGCTCGACCATGTGCCGTTCTTGACCGAGGCCAAGCGCGCCGAACTCCGCGCTCTCAACGTCTATACACTCGAGACGCTGGCCGGCATCGAGGGCAACGAACTGAAGAACCTCGGCATCCACGGCAGGGAGCTCAAGAACCAAGCCGAGGCCTACATGGAGGAAGCCCTGAGGCGGGCACCGGACATGCAGCTACAAGCGCAGGTCGACGCGTTGGCCGCGCGTAATGCGATCCTCGAGGAAGATATTTTGATCCTGAAAGCCAAGAAGCAGGCCGAGTCTGAAAACTTCGAAGACATGACCGCCGAGCAGCTCGCCGAGTACATCACCGCCTGTACCGGCCACGCCCCGCAGGGCAACCTCTCGCGCAAGACGCTGCTCAGGCTCGCCACCGACGTGAAAGCGGGAGACCTCGCGTGACACTTCTCGCGGTCGTCAAGGCAGTGTGCTCGGTCGTCGGCGTCGAGCAGCCGACATCCGTGTTCAGCAACATCATTGCTAACAGGACGATGCAGGAGATGCTCGACCTCGCCAATGAGATGGCGCAGCGCATTGCCTACGACAACCGCGAGTGGACGCTATTTCGAAACGTGGGAACGCTGGTCGGTGATGGCACGACGACTGCGTTTCCGCTGCCCGTCAATTTCAAGCGGATGCTGCTGACCACAAATCTGTGGCGGTCGACCTCCGCGCTGACGCCGATGCGGTTCATCGTCGATTTTGACGACTGGAATAACCGCAGGCAACTTAACATCTATAGCGGTTACGGCGAATGGACGATCTATGGCGGCAATATCGTCATCGCGCCGGTGCTCGCGACAGGCCAGACTGCGACCTACGGCTACCTCGATAAAAACTGCATCGATCTCAACAGCGGCGGCTTTGGCGATAGCTTCCAGAGCGACAGCGATGGCTTTCGCCTCGATGAGAGGCTGCTGAAGCTCGGCATGATCTGGCAGTGGAAATCGCAGAAGGGCGCTGCCTACAACGAAGAGCTCGGCACTTACTCTGATGCGATGGCCGTCGCAATGGGCTCAGACAGTCCTGGGCCGATCTATATCGGCCGGCAGACGGTCTCGAGCGCGACCAAGATTGCTTATCCGTTTGGGCCAGTGCCGACGCCATGAGCCAGTATCAAGCATTCCGCCGCGTAGCTGTCCAGCCCCAGGCGGCGCAGAAGCAGGAGACGATGTCGTTTCCCGCGCCGACCCGCGGGCTCGTCCTTGATGAGAATTACGCCTACATGCAGCCAGGGGGCGCGGTCGTGCTCGATAACTGGCGCCCGACGCTGCGCGGGGTGGCATTGCGCAGCGGCTGCGTCCTGCACAGCGATCTGCACGCGTTGGAGAAGTATGAGGCGCTATGGGACACCGCTTTCTGGGACAAGGCGCTATGGGATCACACCAGCGCAACGCCTTCCGAGCGGTCTCCGATCATTTCGGCGTTTTCCTATGAAAGCGCGTTCAATCAGAAAATGTTCGCGGCCGATAAGGACAAGCTAGTCGATGTCACTTATTCCGTGACCGATGGCGATCCGATCTTGGTCCGGCGAGGCCATAGTTCCGGCAATTACTGTTTTTCGCAGTTGTCCAATCAAGGCGGAGATTGGGGTATTGCGGTCAACGAGGGCGGCGATGCCCCGCTGCGCTTTGACGGCACCAATTGGGTCTCGCTCGATTCCACGCTGCCGCCCAATTGGGTCAACGGCAACATCTACCTCATCAACGACAGGGCAACAGATCCGGCTGATAGCTCGGCGTGGAAATGCGCAGTCTCGCATGTCGCCGCCATGTCCGGCACTTTCGCCGCCGATCGCGCCGCGAACCCGAGCTATTGGGTGGCGGACGTTCCGGTCGACGGGGCGGCTTTGATCTCGGGTCCGACAGGCTCAAATGTCGAGTTTGGCAAAAACCTCAGCCACGTCTGCAAATATCGCAATCGCTACTTCTTCATTGAGCAGGACTCAATGAATGCGTGGTACCTCCCCGTTAACGCTGTCGGCGGCTCACTAAGCATAATCCCGCTATCCGGTGCGGCGAGCCTCGGCGGCAAGCTGATGTTTTGTACGGTGTGGAGCATCGACGGCGGCGACGGGCCGGATGACAAGCTGATATTCGTCACTAACCTCGGAGAGGTTCTCGTCTTCAGCGGCTCTGATCCGTCCGCCGCTGCCAACTGGAGGCAGGAGGGCAGATATCGCATCTCGCCGCCGATGGGCATGAACGCCTACATGCCGCTCGGCGGCGATGTCCTGATCGCGACCATGGCCGGCATCATTCCTGTGTCTGCGTGCATCAATAAGACTTACGAGCAGATGGAGCTCGCCGCGATCACTAAATCGATCAAGATGATGTGGCGCGACGAAGTGGTGGCGAAGCGGTCGTGGGCTTGGACGATGTGCCATTGGGAAAAATACGATGGCGTCGTTGTCACGTGGCCAGGCTCGACCCCAGGATATTGTGCCGTCATGAATGCGGCGACTGGCGCCTGGTGCCGTTTTGTCGGCTATGACGCAACATGCTTTATCAAGATGGGCGATGATCTGTATTTCGGCACCCAAGACGGCAAGATCATGCTCGCCGATCGCAGCGGCATGGATAATGGGCTGCCCTACACCGCATCACTGGTCGGCGGTTGGGAAGTGTTTCAGAGCCCAGGGCAGACGCTGACGTGGCGGCAATCGCGCGCCTCGTTCTTCGCGACGCCAGGGCAATATTTCCGGCCGCAGCTCTCGGCCTGCGCCGATTATGTCGTGACGCTGCCTCCAGCGCCAAACGCAGGGCCGGATCCAGGGATATTCGATGTTTGGGATCAAGGCCTGTGGGACACCGCGAAGTGGGATCAGGTCGGGGTGCCAGAGCCAGTGGTTCGCAACACGATGTGGGTTTCGATCGGGCGCACTGGCTTCTCGCTCGCTCCAGTCGTGCAAGTCACGGTCGCGCAGCGCGCCCCGCCCGAGGTCGAGCTGATCACAGTGAACGCCGTATTCGATCGCGCAGGCATCGACGTGTGAGGATGATCCATGGCCGCTAAACCATATTTTTCCGACCTCGATTATAGCGATCCGTTTCCGCCGGCTTGGATCTACGGCAATCCGGATGCCATGGCTGCCGCCACGGCGTGGAATAAGGCCCATATGAAGTATCCGCCGGGGCCGACCGATTTTTCGTCACCACCAACAAGCGCACAAGACGCCAAGCGAGATGCGATCGTGTCGGCGATCTTGGGACAAAGCCAAGGCACGGATGTGAGATCAGCTTATCTGCCAGGAGGCGCGCAAGGCAGCGGCGCGGACACGGGTACGCCTGATACAGGCGAGCCAGACACTGGCAGCCGCGACAAGCCTGAAACGCCACCGGAGGAAACGCCAGACAAGCCGATCGTCAACATGCCGGACACGGGCAAGAAGGCGTCGCCGGACGACGAGGCGCAGCACGACAAGGAGCATCCGCAGGATCCTATAAACAAGCCGGAGCCGCCACCGGAGCCGCCACCGGAGCCGCCACCGCCGCCGGTTCCGAACGTCGAGGTGCCCGATCCGGACATCGAAGCTCCCGACACTCAACACGGTGTTCCTTCGACGAACCAGACGCCGAACCCGCAAGGCATTACCCCTCACGGCGCGCCCCTAGGACCGGTCTCGGACCCCAATCCTGTTTCGCCTGCGCCGCCGCTCGGCCCACACGGCGAACCAACGCTAGGCCCATTCTTTGGGCTGCCAGCGCACAAGGGCATGCTCGGCGTTCCCGCCCAAAAGGCGCCAGTCCCGACACTGCAACAAATACAGCAGGCCAAAGCTCTTCTTGGCTACCAAGATCCAGACATCGAATCTCCCGTGAATCCCGCGGTATCGCAGCCGGATACAAATCCGACTCCGAGCCCGATCGCGCCGCCGGCACCTCCAGGGCAAACGAGCAGCACGCACGGCTCGCAGACTGCGGCCGAGAACGCGATCGGCGAGACATCGCTGGCACCGACGCCCCAACAGTTACAGGACGCAAAGGCGCTACAGCAAGCTAATCAGCTAGCGATTCAGCAAGGCTTCATGAATCCCGATGGCACTCCAGCCAAGGGTGTCGTCACAACGGTCTCGCCCGCACCACACCCGTCGCTGTTTCCACTTCAGCCGACGCCCCAGAAGGGCCGGACTACGCCCCAGAAGGGCAAACCTCAACACAAGGCGGAAATTGATACGCCGGTTCCCGTGTCGCTGATGGATATGGACAAGGCCGATCTCGCGGTCTCGCTGGCGAACACCAGTACCGCGCTCGGCCAGACCCAACAGGCGTTGCAGATGACATTGCAGGCTCAAGCCAATGCCAATGCGGCACCCAATCAGGGCAGGGGACTACCGTCCAGTCTCGCTGGCCAAGGCGTCGGGCCTGCCGACCAAGCCACGACCGACGCCCATGTGGCGGCAGCCCTCGGCGCTGCGCTGGCCGGAGGTGGCTACGGCGGCGGCCTCGGCGGCAGCTCTGGCGAAGGATTCGGCGGCGGAAGCGTCGGTGGCGGAAGTGTCGGAGATGGAGGCATGGGCGGCGGCTTGGGTGGCGGCGTTGGTGACGGAGGCGGAGGCCTCGGTGGCGGCGGTGTTGGCGATGGCGGCGGAGGCGGCGGCCTCGGCGGTAGCTCGGGCGGCGGAGGTGGTGGTGGCGGCGGTGCTGTAGGTGGCGACAGCGGCGGCGGCAGCCCCAGCGGTATCGGTGCGGCGGTTGGCGGTGTCGGCGCGAGCCAGGGCGGCATCGGCGGCGTTAGCGGAGGCAGCTTAGGTGGCGCTCTGGGCGGCTCTGGACAGAGCCAGGGCGGCATCGGTGGTGTCAGT